TTGGCTCCTTCTGCAGCAGGCGATGATGTTTTAAAAGAAGTTCTATCCCCGACTTCAAATCCAGTGATCCAAGTTTCAAAACTATATCGCGTAACGACGGTAGGTGCAGTGGACTCGACATTCAATATTGCGATCCCCACGTCTTACAACGCAAAGCTTGAAGTGAATGTTATTGCTAGACAGACTGCCGGTAGTGCAGGTGCAGTGGGTGATGGCGCCGCCTATCAAAGAACAATCATGGCACAGAATCTTGCCTCGGTTGTAACAATGTTTAAGAATCAGGATGATTATACTTATGAGGCTCAGAAGGAGTTAAATTTTGTGTTATCCGCAAGTGGTGCAAACATTGTTGGAACGGCGACCGGGCATACCAATAGAACGATATCATGGGGAATTCATGCTAGCCTACTAATGATTACAACTTAAGGATGAGATGGCAACAAAGCTAGGACAGATTACGATTAATGAAACAACTATCTCGGAGCTGGATTCAAATCCGGCTCTGGGATCTGGATTTCTTGCAGAGATTGGAGACCAAGCAATCGATACTTCGACCGGAGTTCTCTATGGAAAATATGGGACGGGTATAACCGATTGGGCACCAGTCCTAGCCACACGTTACGAGTCAGGATCGACAAGTCCATCAGGCAACAAAACCCTCACAGTGTTGTCCTCAAGTCTCCAAGTGTTGAATGGAACATCTGTCGGCTTTTCAATCACGCTACCTGATGCTTTGACTATGATTAGCGCACAGGAGTTCAGAATTGCCAATCAAGGCACAGAATCGGTCACCATAAAAGACAACAGTGGCACAGATCTTTTCGAGCTTTCAGCAACGTCCTTTGGCGAGGTGATTCTCGATACAAAACTCAACTCAAATGGGACATGGTTATTTTATCAAACTCTCTCAGGTGACCCTACAATCGGCAATCCAAATTTCACGGGATCCAAGGATGGCTTCGAGGATTTTATGTTCGATGCTTATGCTGGTAACGGCGGCAACGATAACCAATATGCATTTACTGCAGTAGATAACAGCGGATCATCCGACATTGATGGTGCGGTATCGGTTGTCGGTAACAATTACGAAGGTATTCACGTTCTTGATTCACTAGTTTCTGCAACATCTCGGCCTCTCGTCCATGCTTTCAACGGCGTCAATCGGATGAAGCTCGGAGCCAATGGAGTTGCCTATGAGTTGCGCGTCCGGATTGAAACTCTCTCAAGTAACCTCCAATCTTTCACCACTCGATATGGTCTTATGGACATCATCACAGCCGGACAGCCCACTAATGGCGTTTTATTCTCATATATCCCAGTCAACCAAGTTGCTCAGATCCAGACCACAACCCCAGCAGTGTTGACAGCAGGAGTTAAGACTTACACTCAGACAATCAACGGGACTCCATATAGTTTTATTTCTGATGCGACTCCCACTGCTACTGAGGTTGTCACTGGATTGAAAAATCTAATCAACGCAGACGGTCCTTTGCCTGTCACTGCGACTGGCACAACCACTTTGATCCTAACAGCCGATGTTGCTGGCACAGCTTTCACCTCATCTGTCACAGGGCCAAACCTAACCACAGTAGCAACAACTGCAAACGTCCCATATTCAGGGGTTTGGAGATCGACAGTTATTGTGGCATCGAGTGCAACAACTCTGACCACCTCAGTCCCAGTTGTTGCTAATCAGTTTTATTCTATCAAGGCCGTGATCAATCCGGCTGGGACTAATTGCTTTTTCTATATAGATCAAGTCTTGGTAGGATCACTCGTTACGGCGATGCCAACTGCTGCGCTTAGATATGTTTTTAAATTAGAGAAAACCGTTGGAATAACTTCGAGAACCACCTCAATCGACTTCATCTCATGGAGACGAACACGATGAAAATAATTAAAAAAGCATCTTCATTTTCATCTGATCAATTAGCCGAGCTTGGTTTGACAGGCATACCATCCGACTGGCCTGTCGAAATTTATGATGAGCATGATTTGTCGGATGGTTTTGAGGAGATCTCCGATCAGGATCTTGATCATCTTAAGTCAGACAACCAAGCCAACTATGATGAATGGTATTTAGCAAAAACAGCAGTCCATAAATTCGTTGTAAATTTAATTGAGCTTACTGATGAGCAGAATAATCAGTTGACTATAGACAACAAAGCTCGTGATTTTTCCTCAAAGCTCACCGCTGTTTTGAAAGTATTCAATCAAGAACAGGGGATGAATCTCGCTCAAAGTCTTTGGGCTCATCACAGAATCAGAGCCTTAGAGATTGTTGTGACTCAAGATCTCGCCAATTCGATGAGCGTCTTTACTCCACTTGTTGGTCAAACAATTGTCATCGATGCTTTGAATCTTGTGATCTCTGGAGACGTTGAAACCGCTTATTTTGTTTTTGCAGCGGCGACCCCTGACGATGGGACTCAGGCTTATCACGCTCTGACATCTGAATTTATGGGATTCATGAGAAACCAGATCGGCATTTATCTTGGATGGGAAGAGCCTACTTGAATTTTCAAAACAGTGGTAAAATCCGAGTTATGGATTGCAGTAAGCAGTTAAGATTCGACGAATCAAAATCTGTTCTGTTCGGAGATCCAATCCCCTTAAATCTTCAAGTTTCAGACGGGAGAGATGATCTTCAGGTCTTCGCGAACATCATCGCAGCGACCGGTGCTGGCCTCGCGCGCGTGCGCCTGAATCATTTTCAAGGCGGTTTTTATGCCTCAACCTCTTATCCGATGCCGGAAACCGATCATATCTTTGCGCAGTATGTCATAGAAAAGAACGGACAGCCATTAACGGAATATGAAATAGTGTCCGAAATGTTCTTAGGGATTCCCAGAATCGAAGCTCCTAAGTGGATAATTGGTTGGGCGATGGACGAGACTTTCGCAGAAGGGTTTATTATTGGGCATGAAAACTTTGAAGCTTAAAGTAATGGGCCGTTTCGGAAGCGAAATGGCTATGAATCCTGATGAGATTTTTATTTCTTTTCCATACATGGGAAACCGCACGCTCGTTAAGATGCTATCCAAAGGCCATGTTCGTTTGCTTGATAAAGCCAAAGGCGAACTGGAAGTAGAGATCGATGACTTTGAAGAACAGGGTTTAAATACGGGTGAGCGTCAATCTTTCGTTGCCACTATCGTTGAGGGAATCAAGAAAACTGTAGTGACCTTCACAGCAGGTCTGAATGTTGATACCATCGATGATAGGAAATCAATTAGATGAAAAAAGTAGAATTCAAAACGTTCGCTCTGGATTTAAAAGCCGCAGATGTTGAGACTAATGGAAAAGTTGGGATGATCAGGGGATACGCCTCAACCTTCGGAAATGTAGATCTCGGGGGCGATATGGTTGTTAAGGGTGCCTTTAGTAAGACCCTCTCAGAAAATAAAAACATTCCCATATTAGCCGATCACAATACCTCAAAACAAATTGGCTGGAATATCCGCGCTGAAGAAGATATGAAGGGCCTATATGTCGAGGGCGAAATCGATCTTCAAAATCCAGATGGTCTCACCAAACATAACCTGGCTAGACGTGCGGTTGATTTGGGTGCGAAAATGGGTCTTTCGATTGGATTTCAAACCATCAAAGCGGAACCGTGGAAAGAAAACCCCACCGTTAGACAGCTTAAAGAAATCAAGCTTTTTGAGTACTCCCTAGTTACATTCCCGATGAACACAGACGCTATGATCATGGCAGCTAAGAACTTTGGCGATGCTATGACCGTTGAAGAATTTACCTTAGCTGTACGCGAAAAGGCGAAGCAGCTAGGGATTTCAATGCAACAATTAATCGAGGGAGCACTTCGCACTGAAGCCGCGCCTGATGATGGAATTGACCCGGCCAAAAGCCAGTCAGCCGTTATCACCGAGATTGAACGTATTGCACGATTTTTAACAAATTAAAAAAGGAGATAGATATGGATAAGAGTCCAATTGAAACTCTTGGATCAGCTTTTGAAGAATTTAAAAAAGTTAACGATCTAAGATTAAAAGAAATTGAAACTAAAGGATCAGCATCTGCTGAACTTACAGCTAAATTAGCTAAGATTGAAAAAGAAATTGATGGCGCTCGCGACACAATGAAATCAATCGAAACTGCTATGGCACGTGGCACTCGCGCTGGCGGAGAAGACAAGAAAACTTCTGCTGCTGAGTTAGCTTACAAGCAAGCCTTCAACACCTGGGTTCGTAAGGGCGTTGAGATCAACAAGATGGAACATAAAGATCTATTCACATCTTCTGATCCCGATGGTGGATTCTTTGTTCCTGCTGAAATGAGTTCGGAGATTGTGAAGTTTCTTTTTGAAACCTCACCTCTTCGTCCTCTATGTTCAGTGCAGAACATCGGCTCCAACAAGCTAGAGATTATGGAAGACCTTGATCAAGTTGAGTCTGGTTGGGTTGGCGAACGTCAAGCGCGTCCGAAAACTGCAACTCCAAAACTTAAGCAACTCATCATTGAAGCTCATGAACTGTACGCAAAGCCAGTTGCTTCACAAGCTATGCTTGATGACTCTGCTATTAATGTTGAATCATGGCTAGCAGAACACATCGCTGCCAAGATGGGTCGAGACGAAAATCTCGCATTCGTTTCTGGGAATGGCGATGGCAAGCCCCGTGGATTCTTGGACTATGCTTCAGGAACTGCTTACGGCCAAATCGAACAGACTGAATCTGCATCTTCTGGTGTAATTGTGTTTGACGATATCATCGGCGTTCAAGGTTCGCTGAAACAAGGTTACAGAAACAACGGAACTTGGGGCATGAAACGCTCTTCGTTCACAGTGATTCGTAAGCTTAAAGATTTGAATGGTCAGTATCTCTGGCAGCCTAGCCTTCAAGCCGGTCAACCCGATTTGTTGTTGGGGCGCCCAGTTGTCGAATTGAATGACATGCCAGCTATTGCAGCTTCAGCATTGTCAGTCGTATTCGCTGACTTCCGAGCCGGGTATCAAATCGCTGATCGCATGGGCATTAAGTTGCTTCGCGATCCCTATAGCTCGAAACCATTCGTAGAATTTTATACAACTAAGAGAGTCGGCGGCGCTGTTAAAAATACAGACGCTATGAAGATTCTTAAGGTCAAGGCTTAAGGAGAGACTATGAGCATAAATGATGTTGCTTCAAATGTTCTAATTTCTAACGCTCTAACCTCCGGCGCTCAAACAGCTTCCTTCAGTGGAACAGGCGTTGATGGAGATAACTGTGTCGCCAAGGGTGTTCAACTCTTGATGGGCGTAGTTACCGCTAATGACGCGACGAACTATTTTAGTCTCGCGCTAGAGCATTCCGATGACAATATTACTTACGTCGCATTTCCTGAGAGTGAAGTTAAAACCACGGCTACCCTAGTCGCTGGCGATAAAGTCGCTCTTCAGTATGACGGCGTGAAACGGTATTTTCGTCTCGCAGGGACCGAAGTAGGAACGGCAAGTATTATCTTGTCGGCCTATGGCGTGTGTCTGCCGATGGATCTTCCTATCGTTAAACTGTAATTTTGCATTGCAATGTAGAAGAGGGCCGTGGCTTTGTTGGGGAACGAAGTCACGGCCCGTTTTATTTGCTAGGCTTTCCATATGATCATTAGGATGAAGTCTGATTATTTCGAGATGTTTGAAAATGGCGGGTATCGTCCACTGTTTTTTAACTTCGTTTATACGGTTGATCAGATCTTAGGTGAGATGCTTATCGGAAACGGAATGGCGGACCCACTTGAGATTGAGATAAAAAAAGCCGACAATGAAAAGAAGGAACTAAAAGATGTTATTAAACCAAAGCCTGGAGTCGCCAAATCTAAAAAGCCTAGAGCTAGTGACGGGCCCCGCCAGCCTCGCGGTTTCAGTGAGCGAGTTAAAAAACGCTCTAAGAATTGACGCTTCAGTAACGACTGACGATGGCTTGTTGACTGATTGCATCAATGCGGCGACTTCAGTATTAGAGAAAACCTTTGGCCTCGCTCTCATAAGTCAGACATGGCGTCTCTGGCTCGATCGCTGGCCTTCCCTTAAAGATTACTTGCCTCCATATTCCCATCAGAGTGCAGCATTCGTTCTTAGTGAAGTGAAAGCCTTATCACCTGGCGTCTCCTTATCCATGCATCCAGTGAGTGCCATCACCCACATAAAGGTTTATGACGATGACGGGGTAGCTGTGACATTCGCTTCATCTGGATATTTTTTAGACTCTTCACAGAAGGCTTCGAGGGCGGTCCTGAATGCTAATAACTTTCAATGGCCAACCGAAGATCTTAGGTCCGCTAAAGCAATTGAGATTCAATTTGTCGCAGGATTTTCACCCCTTCCCGCAGAGCTTAAGATGGGTGTGATGAGTTTCGCTATGTCGATTTATCAAAGCAGAGGATGTTCAAATGCAATCCCCGCAGGCGTCTATTCACTCTTTCAACCTTATGCGGCGGCTAGATTATAAATGGCTTCAAAGGATTGCCCCGGGTGTAAGTTTAGCCCTGGAGATTTTAAGCAGCGCATCATTATTCAATCCCAGTCTGAAGTACAAGACGACACCGGCGCGATGACGACAGTTTGGAGCACGCTCTACACTATTTGGTGCAAGATTGTTCCTGTGCATGGGAACGAAGCTTTAATTTCCCAACGTATCGACGCTCTCGATATCTACAACATTACGGCTCGTTACATTCCTGGCGTTTCCGAGAAACACCGGATCCTTTACGCCGCCCGTATCTTCCAAATAAAATCATTGATTAACGTTGAGGAGCTATCAGAATTCATGAGCATAAAAGCAATCGACACCGGGATTGGAACCTAATGGCGGGCGTTTCTTTTAACGTCCAGGCCGAAGTCATTGGAGCTAAAGAGCTCTCTAAAAAACTAAATAAACTTGCCGATGATTCTGAAGTTAAACAGGATATTTTCCAAGAACTTTTAAAAGGCGGGCTTCTTATCCAGGCGACTGCTGTACGGAGTATCGTATCCGTAACCCCCGGATCCACTCCAGGAGTACGCTATAATCCTAAAAGAGATGTGAAAATTTCG